CGAGGACACCAAGCAGGAGGTATTAACTAAAGATTTTAACATGTTTTTGTCAGCCCGTGTGACGCGATGGATCACTGGCGACAGAATCAGACCCTTGCAAGTGGATAAGCGCATCACCGATTGCAAGATGGTGGAGGGCTGGCAGAAGGTGTACTGCGGACTCGACTTCTCGCACGGCGACGACCTCTTCGCCATGACATTCCTCGCGGTGAACTACAAGGCGCAGACTTCGAGCGACATCTTCTTTGCCGACACCATCGCGTGGGTGCTGGAAGACGTGATGAAGGACAGCCCCAACCTGCCGCTGTATGAGCAATGGATTGAGCAAGGCTGGCTGCGCGTCGCCCCCGGTGAGGTCTTTGACAGTATGCACGCCATCAACGAACTCGCGGCCATCGTCGAGCAGGGCATCAACATCGTGTCCTTCGGCTACGACCCCGCACAGAGCATCCAGCCGATTAACCAGTTAAAGGCGTGGCTTCAGACGCTCTTCCAGAAGCGGCAGGACGTGTCGGCGGCAGAAATCGCCAAGACCATTCAAAAGATGGTCGTGCCCGTGCCTCAGACGATGATGGTGCAGAATCCGCGAATATTGGAAATCGAGGAAATGATCAAGCGCAACGACCCGTTCATCTCATTCAGCGAGAGTCCCCTGTGGCCCTGGTGCTTCGGCAACTGCGCCGTGGAGGTGAACGACTCCACCAACCTGCGGCGCATTACCAAGGGCGGCCCCGCACCCTCACACAAGATTGACCCGATACATGCCTTAATGGATGCTGTGTATCTGTTTGATTTAGATGAAGGAAGGGTGGAGCAGTAGAAACGTGCAAATATTTAAAGAATTAGCAAGAATTTGTAAGAATAGGAACTATGAACGGAACATTTCATTTAATTCAAACAGGCGGTGAGGAAATATGGCTCGATGGCGAAAACATCGAACGACTCACAAAGTATGATGCTGGCGAAGACACCAGCCGCTTCTACGTGGAAGTTGTAAAGAAGTGTATTGGCATTGGATTGGCGCATAAGCCGGAAGTCATCACTGGTGTTGCCGCAATTACATTTTATCCGAACACTAAAGAAAAGCAGGAACTATGACGTACGAAGAACTAAGTAAGAAGTGCAATGCACTTCAGAGAGAATGTGACAAAAAGAAGGATGAGCTCAGACAGCAATATGCCATTGAGCACAACCCAGTGAAGTTTGGTGACATCATCACCGATCACTACCATACCATCAAGGTGGAAACGATGGGAATGTACGGTCGCCCTGTCCCATACATGCGGTTCGTCGGTGAGGAACTGACGGTGAAGGGTGTACCTAAGAAGCGGCAACCAATTCTACCGAATCCTGTCTATCAGCCTGACATCAAAACCATCAACGGAGAACCTTATAAATGGGAGGAAGTATGACAGAAGAACAAAAAGAGAAGATGATTGACAAGGTGATACACGACTTCAATTTTGAGAAAGTCCGTGCATTGATGCTTGTCATGAATTGGGAGTGGGCTAATGGTGTGCCGACCGAGCAAAAGCTATGGGACAAAGCTCGGCAACTATGCGAGAAAGTAATGGAACACTCCGACCGCGAATGTTGGTGGGCTGCTGCTGGCGGACTGCTTGCATACTTCGACCAAAAGAATGGTCTGCGCTTGGCGTTTGTGCCTGAAATTGCAAGTGCAAGAATAAAGGAGGATAAGACATATTAAGCAGATTATATGGATGGTCGTTCACCACCAATGGGATTCCCGTTGGTTTGATGTTTGGGCGGGAATTTCCCGCCCTATTTTATTAACTTACAAAATCAATTACTATGCTATTACCAACAATGACCTATGAGGAGATGTACAGAGAAGTCTTGCTCGATTCCGACAACATGATCAAGTGGTCTGTTCACAACGCAAAGAACCTGAGGCGGCTGTCACTTAAGGCAACAAAATTCCCATTTGAAAAAACACTCACACACACGACACCGAGAAAGAATGAGTGGACGATGATATTTGTGGTGCTACGGAAAGTTCGCACCAATCAGGACATCTACAATATCTTATATACGTCGCTGCGTGCTGATGAGGGAGACATATACATGCTGCTGACACCGAGCAAGAAAAGCACAATGACGGCGAGCGTGTTTCCACCTCATTTTATGAAGAGATTCCGTGAGCGCATGGGACTTGAACTGAAAGGAAAGGAGTTGGCTCGTCGTTACTTCATTCTGAACGATTCAGGATATTTCGTCAAGAAGCCAGACGGCGACCACGAAGAATGCCTATGCACTCGCGAAGGTATCTGCCTGGGTGAGTTCATCAACGACCGTATGTATGTCGCCCGCACATTTATCAGATACGACATGAGCCTTGGTTGGCAGCGCGAGGCTTTCGAGAAATTCCGTCGTATGTTCAACGGCAATATCAGCGTGCTCGCTGTCGGTTCGGAATATACCGAGAACTCGGAAATCAAAGAAGTCTATCGTGAGCGAGACAGAAGCCAACCAATCATTTTTCACCATTAGAAAGTTATGAAGACAGTATATTTATCAGGTCCTATCGGTGATGTATTGACCGATAGCAAGGAGCATTTGCGCGAACGTCGGAAGGCGTTTGAGAAGTATGCGGCAAAGATTCGGAAGGCAGGGTATGATGTGATCAATCCGTTCGACATCAGTGACGTACAATTCAAGGTGTTCGCACAAGACGGGGAGAAGCCAACACGCGAGGACTTGATGCGTGCCGACATCGTGGCAATGGCTTCATCAGCCGACGAGGTGTGGCTAATGCCCGGATGGGAAGAAAGCAGAGGATGCGACGGTGAGATTCACGCAGCACTTGCTATTGGTCTCCCTGTGTTCGACATCGAACGCCGTCATGTCATCACACTGAGCAAGACGGGCATGCAAGCTCTTCTACGACCGCTATGCGGAAAAATTGCAACCGACACAAAGAAAATAAATATGTACGAACCCAATCAAAAAGAGTAAACCCCAAACAAGATAAAACAGATAAGTATGAAGGCAAGTCATAATTCCGCAACAGGTGAACGGGCTGCGAACGTATGGGCAAAACTATTCCCATTCGTCGCACGATGCCAGGACAAGACACTGGAGGAACAATGTGAGGCTGGTGTCGTTCTGTTTGACATTCGTGTGCGTTGGTACGAAGACATCCTGTTTGTGCATCACGGGAAGGCACGCTACGACCTGACACTCGACGAGGTGTTCAACCTGCTCGACAGGAAAGCAAAGCCGATGAGTGTGGTGATGGTGACGTATGAAGGCGAGTGCGACGAAGATCGTGACGAGGAGTTTATCAGACAAGTGGAAGATGCGTTCGCACCATTCTACAACATCCGTCTGGGTGACATCTCGGTGAAGTGTCCGCGATGGCGAATCGTCAAGGTAAGCCAACATCAGCCGAACTACGAGCAGAACTATACGAAGATTGTAGGATGGCGGATACTCCTACCCTTCCCACGTTTGTGGGATTGGTGGCTAAAGGCAAAGGGCAAATGGAAAAAGGCAGATGACGACGTGCTATCAATGGAAGACTTTGTGTAAGTTAAGAATTAAAAGTAAAAAAATATGATGAGCGAAAACGATTGGAACAACTTAGAGAAGGTGGTATTGGTGATCCTGTCAGTCATTACGCTGATGATCGCTGCCATGCTGATGACTTCGTGTAAACACGTGGAATATGTGACGGTACCAGAGTACCACAGCGACACTTTATATATAAATAAGGTGCAGCGCGACAGCATCAACGTTCACGACAGCATCTTTGTCAATGTCAATGGAGACACCGTGCGAATCGAGAAATGGCACACCAAGTACATCGAAAGCATCAAGCACGACACAATCTACCAGGCTACACACGACACTATTGCCACTCCTTACCCTGTTAAGGTAGAGGTGGAAAAGGAGCTGACGTGGTGGCAGCGCACGAAGATGAAGGCAGGCGTGGCATTCATTGCTTTGATGGGCGGTGCACTCCTGTGGCTTCTCTATAAGTTGGCACGTCGGTTGGGATTAATAAACTTTTAAACATTTGGAACTATGAGCAAACGGATTATCATTGAAATCGACGGGCAACGGCATCAACTGGTAGAAGACCGTAAGAATGCCGACTACTGCGCGAAAGACAAGTGTTCGCTGTTTGGATTTTGCCAGCGGGCACCTGTCACCACTTGCACGGCATTCGCTACAAGCGGATTCCACTTTGAAAAAGAAACACACTCGCCACAAGCAAATGAGGATGTGACGATGTAACAATGAACAGTCCTTTTGTCACTCGCGCTTTCAGCGCATACGATATTACGCCGTGAGGCGAGCATCAATCTTTGTTTTTTCATATTTTATATGATTAGGATTAGGTATTAATAGGTGAACATTAATATCAGAACACTTACGAAAAGAGAGGCAGCGATGCCTCTTTTTTTTATGCCTGCCATTTTGCTGACGTTAGCAAAATGGAGCAGTAAACCCAAAACGTGGATTGGGGCGACTTGTAAAAGATACATTGACAAATGGATAAGTTTTTTGAAGGATTAATGCTATTTATCGGCGGCGTTCTTGGATGGGTATGTGGTGAATTTGCTCCAGCCGTTCCTTTAGTGATTATTGCTACGGCATTCGTGTTGTACGATGCGTGGTCTGCCTACGAACTCGACAAGCGAGTGCATATCATGTACCCCAAGAAAAAACGTGACAAGGCAAAGTTCAACAGTTACAAGTTCCGTCAGGTGATTCCGACACTGATTGAGCGGTTTATCATCATTATTCTTGCTTACGCAGTCGAACGATGGATATTTGTGCATATCGACGTGCCTGTCAGTTACATTGCTGCTGGCGTTGTATGTGCCGAGCAGTTGTTGAGCATTGCCGAGAATAAAGCATCGTGCCGACTTCCAGGCGACAAGCATGCCCGTGTGTGGAAGTTGTTGGCAAAGGTACTCATCGACAAGACAGCGAGGCACTTTGATACAGACGTGTCAATCTTGGAGGAAGACCTTCAACACATTGAAAGCAAAATAAAATAAGACTGAAATGGAACTATACAAGAAAGGATCACGCGGAGAAATGGTGAAGCAGATTCAGAAGGCCCTGAATCTTTACCCCGACGGAATCTTCGGAAAGCTCACCGAAGAAGCCGTCATCCTGTATCAGCGCGAACACGGACTGAGACCTGACGGCGTGGTTGGTCCCGCAACACTTGCAAAGTTATTGCCAGCGGTGACGACATCTGCGTTAGGTTTGAAGCGCAGCAGCCGACACATCCGCGAAATCATAGTGCATTGCACCGCCACGCCTGAAGGTAAGGACTTCACCGTCGCCGACATTACACGATGGCACAAAGATCGTGGCTTCGCAACTATCGGCTACCATTATGTTGTCTATCGCGACGGAACCATTCACAACGGACGCGACGTGAACATCAGCGGTGCCCATTGCACCAACCACAACTCCATCAGCATCGGTGTCTGTTATGTCGGAGGTATGGATGCCAACAACGAAAAGCCTAAAGACACACGCACAGCATCTCAACGCATGATGCTGTTGAAACTTCTGAAGGAATTGAAAGCACTCTACCCAGATGCTAAAATCTACGGCCACCGCAACTTTGCCAACAAGGCCTGTCCTTCGTTCGATGCAAAGGCTGAATATAAGGAAATCTGATTCTAAGTAACTTTTTTAATCTTTCTTTTCGATAACTGTAATTTTCCTGAACATTGAGTTTATTGTTAATAAAAAATGTTATTATAAGTGAAGCCGACAGCCTGAGAAGGTAGTCGGCTTTTTTGCAGGAACATTTTGGAGCAGCGAGCGCAGAGTGATGCTTGCATCGACTATGCCGAGTCGTGACAAAATAGACTGAAACGCCACGTTTCAGTAAACCCAAAACCAAAATGGGTGCGAATAGAAAAGAGAAATGATATGAAGAAAATAGAGTGGCAATCGGTAATGGGCGTGAATTATAGGCTGGAGATTGGCGACGGTTCAAACACCGTCACTCAGCTCACTCCGTCTTCTCGTCCGTTCGTGCTGAACACAGACGAGGACAACGACCTTTTCCGTCCTATCCGAACGCAGTCTGGCAACATTCAGATTGTAGCTGATTCGGTTGACATTGAGTCGGTGATTGGGCAAAACCCATTTGCTCGTCCTGTCACACTGTACAGCGGCAATACTGCGATTTGGTACGGATATCTGCAAGGTCAGGCATTTACTCAGACCTGGGACAAAGGTCCGAACACCATCAGTCTGCCTGTAACGTCTCCGCTTGGTGTGTTTAGTGCGATGCGTCCGAGCAATGCGGTTGACGACTTGGTGTATATCAGTTTTGCCGATTTCCTTTGTCAGTTGACAGTAAACGGCACGCCGATCTATTGGCGTTTTGTGTTCCCAAAGAATATGTTTGCCGAAGATTCGTTCACGACGGATGCCAGCAACAAGAACCCATTGCGCATGAAGTTCAACCTCCTGAACTATGCAACATGGAATGACGACACAAAGCAATATGATGTGGATTCGTACTATGACATTCTGTACGACATCGCTTGTCTGTTTGGTTTCCAAATTGTTGAGAAAGGCACTCGGCTTTGTTTTCTTTGGGGCGATCAGCATACTGACTATGTGAGTATGAGTTATGAAACATTGTCAGCACTCACGTCCAATCCTACGCAGACCGTCTCCAATATCACGCAGACGTCCATTGCGCACACCATTTGGGGCAATGACCACACCATGACATTTGTCACAGGTAAGAGCAAGGTGAAAGCCATTGACAACATCGTGGACCTTGACGACACCATCTATTCGCTCGACATCACGGCTGAGACTTTCGGACAGAATCAAAGCCATTCAGTTGTACAGGCCGATGGAAACCTTGAATATCGATCGCGCTCATTCATTACCGACAGCAGCAGCGTCATCTATCCTCGCGACTCAAACGTAAATTTCAAATTTGACGATTTCCGCAACGAAACCAACACGGGCAAAGGTTGCTGCATTGTACGTGAGCGAATGTATAAATACAACAACCGAACAGGAGGTGGTGGTTCAATATCTGATGACACAGGATGGGTGAACCGCATACTTTTCCGCATCAATGAGTTGGCATCAGGCACTCGTATGTTCACCATTACCACTCCTAACCGCTTATTCTACAACGGCCTGACAGTTCACTACTATCTGGCTGTAAAAGGGAATGTGAAATATGCAGAAAGCGCAAGTGGTGAATGGAAGAACTTTACAGGAAAACTCCCAATTTCTGTGAAAGTAGGCAATACATCAGGAACAACATATATTGTAGTACAGAACGGCAAAATCATCGGAGGTCGTGACCATACCTATGTCGGAAATCAGTCGGACGGCTACAACATACCGATAATTCAGGAGAACGGACACATCACATTTGAGATGCTAATCCCGAATGACTACATATTGGGAAGCTACGGAATCGACAAAAACTACTATTACAGCATTGATGATTTGTCTATCACCTACAATGCCCATTGGGACTATGTAGACGCAGGGCAGACGGTCAACCCATACAAACCGGACTACCAAAAAGAATATACGACCAACGTAGGATTTGAAGAGGAGTACGAAATGACATCGCGACTGTTCACAGGACACAGCCCTCTGCCACTTGGCAAAGGTCTGATATTGGCGAACAACATACAAAGCGTGATCACAAAACTCTACAACAACCAACTCCCAGAGGAAGCACTGGCAGCACGCCTCTATGCCTACTACCAGCAGACACGCAAAAAACTCAACGTCGTGCTAAAGTGCGAAGGCGACATGTTTGACCCTTGGCAACTCCACAAGCCTGGCAATGCAACAGGACTTGTCGGAATGTCGTGCCTGTCTCAACAAATCGACTTTGCAAACGATGAAATACAGGTGGAACTGTTCGACATCTCGTAACAGCCCCCCAAATAATAATAAAGATATGAGCAAATTAACATTACAGACAACGGACGCATTCGAGGTTCAGGGGTTTGTCGAGCAACGTAAGGAACTCGACAAGCTGCTGATGTCGAATCCTGCGATGGAGAAGAAGGTGCAGGGTTTGATTCGCAAGGTGTTGGGACAAGTGCGCAAAAGCATGGGCGACGCTGCCAAAAGCAGCATGAAGTCCGACCCACGCCAGGCGTACAAGGCCGTCCGATCTGCTGTCTATAAGCGCATCCTCGGTGGTAACGTAAACATTCTCGCCAAACGTCGTGTAAGCGGTAGCCGTAGCAGTTACACCAAGCAGAGGAAATTGAGGGAAGGACAGCGAGGGGGAAACCGACTACCACGAAGCATAAGAACCAAACGACTGGAAAGCTATACAGGTCCTGACCGTGGTTTCATCCTCCGTTTCATCAATGCCGGAACTCAAGAACGCACAACCCTATATGGTTTCCGTGGTCACATCACGGCACGCAACTTCTTCGGACTGCGTTCGCAGACGGAAATGGAGAATGCAGCAGCCAACCTCGAACGAATGATTGACGATTTGATTAAGAAAGAACTAACATAAGATATGGCAGACGTAATAACCCGATTGCGAGTCGAATCGCAGGAATACGACAGCAAAATAAAACGAGCATCGCAAGGGCTTCTTCAGATGGAGGAGGCTTGTCGTCGTGTAGGCGGCACGTTGGCAATCCTGGATAAAGAGGACAAGACCTTCGTGCAGTCGCTTGGAAAGATGGAGACCGTGAGCAAGTCGGCTCGCGGAAGCCTTGGCGAACTCTCAAATGCCTTCACCGACCTTTCGATGCAATACCGACGACTGTCGGCAGAAGAGAAAAATGGTGACTTTGGAAAGGCGTTGAAGAGTTCGTTGGACGAACTCAAAGTGCGCATCCTCGACACTAAGAAACAGTTGGCAGACATTGACAAAGAGTTGACGCTTACTTCGCAAGAAGCAAGCATCGGAGGCGGTGACTTTTCAGGCATTTTCAACATGCTCGGTTCAAAACTCGGCATCAATTCCGAACTGATGGGATTAGTAACAACAGGAACAATAGGCATGACTGCTGCTATTGGTGCAGGAACAACGGCTGTCGTTGCTGCTACTAAGGCATGGGCAGACTATAACGACGAGCTTGCAAAACAGCAACAGATAACAACTGTCACCACAGGACTAAAAGGCGACGATTCCGACAAGATGACCGCAGCGGCTCGTGCTTTGGCATCGACCTACAACGTGGACTTCCGCGACGCTATCAATGCCGCAAACGTACTCATGACACAGTTTGGAAAGAGTGGCGAACAAAGCATCCAACTCTTGCGTGAAGGTATGCAAGGAATGATCAACGGAGACGGACCAAAGCTGTTGAATATGATACAGCAATTCGCACCTGCATTCCGTGACGCTGGTATATCTGCCGACCAACTTGTTGCCGTGATCCACAACAGCGAAGGAGGTTTGTTCTCCGAGCAGAACATGAGTGCCATCCTGATGGGTATCAAGAACATCCGTAACATGACATCGCAGACAGCCAAAGACCTTGCACAGATGGGTATTGACGGTGAGGAGATGTCGAAAAAGATGAGCGACGGAAGTATGACCGTGTTTGAGGCTTTGCAGCAGGTTGCAGAAGCATTGGAAAATGCCAACAGCGGAAGCAAAGAAGCAGGACGCGTGATGCAAGACGTGTTCGGTCGTCAGGGTGCAATGCAAGGCATGAAGCTCGGACGTGCCATTGCCGAACTGAACACCAACCTCGAACAGACAAAGGGACAGACTGGAGAATTAGGTGTTGCTTACGACCGACTCTATGAGGCCAACGTAAGACTTGAACAGGCTATGCAGCGCACATTCGGATATAACGGATGGGAAGTAATGGCTAAAAGCATCAAAACCGAGTTTGTCGATACACTCACCTTTACCATTGACGCAATCGACAACGTAAAGGGTGCCATTGACGGTGTATATTCAGCTCTCGACAAAATAGGAGAAAACAATGCGTTTGCTGAGGTCGCAGTGAAAGCTATTGAATTGCTCGGCCCACTCGGAAAAGTACACCTTATTCTGAAAGCAATCGGAGTTGCTGAAGAAACAAATGGAGAAAAGACTGAAGGATTGTTTGATCAATACAAGAAGGCATACGAAAAACTTCAGTCAATGGCCAACGGCAACCATCATGTGTACACAGAGACGGTTGATAACCAAGGCAAAATAGTAAAGGCAACCAGTGACGGGAAGGATGTAACGGATAAGGCAATACAAGCTCAAAAAGCATCCAACACCAACACAAACAACAATAATAACAGCAACATTCCGAAAGGTGGCACAACCCAGACACCGCAATCGAAGGCTGCAAGCATTGTGGATGCTGCACAACAGAGTTACGCACAGACACTGACCGAAGCAAGTCTGCGGATGCAAGCCGGATTGGACGACACAGTAGCCTATAAGAAGAAGGAACTCCAGGCACAAGAGCAACTGTTCAACGCATACGGCAAAGCATACGCCACCTACAACGATCCTCGATACAAGGAGGCATACGACAACGCAGCCGTAGCCTATCAGCGACTGGCAGCAGAGGTGAAGGCAGAGACCGATGCAGCAGCCCGTCAGAAGGAAGCAGCCAAGGCTCTCGAACAGGCTCAAAAGAAACTCGCAGAGGCACAGTCCAAACTCGACACAGCCAACCAAAGCGGCAACCTGAAAGAAATCACATCCGCACAGAAAGCCGTCACTACAGCACAAGCAGAGGTGGAGAGGCTGCAACCACAACGCGCAACCTACACCGTAGAAGTCAACGACGAGCAACTGGCCAAACTGAAGGAACTCCCAACCGACGACACCCTTCGTATCAATGTCGTGCCAGGTAACGTCGAATTGCCTGAAGTGCCGACGGAAGCAACGGAAATCATCAACACGGAAGTCGGTGATGTGAACTTGCCTGAAGTGCCAACGACAATCGAACAGGTAATAAACACCAAGGTCGGAGAAGTGCTGACTCCTGAGATAGCATCGGAGGTGGTTCAGACCATCAGCACCCAGCTCGGCAACATCGTCACTCCTGAAATAGCCGACCAAATAACCCAGACAATCAACACCAAGGTTGGCGAGGTCGTAACTCCCGATATTGCGACGGAGATTGTGCAGACCATCAGCACCAAGCTGGGTGACGTGGTAACACCTGACATTGCCGATCAGGTGACGCAGGTCATCAACACGAAGGTTG